TGAATTCCTCCTAGTAGAGTGAGGAATGTCTCTTTACTTACATCAGATCGGACTGTGCCCCCCTGATGGTTCCTCGGGTTGTCCCAGTTTTCATCCTTGTTTTCTTGAAAAGGAATTAGACTGATCTCGAGTGTAGGTAAAGAGTTCAGGGAAGAATCCTGAATCTTTTAGGGGTGATCAGTGAAGAGTTCTATCTAATACTAGCGTCCGGTAGTTTTGTCGGAGTTCGTTGCTCGTAAGTCGCTTGCGACAAGGGCATCCGGATTAACGCGTGCATATATCAGGTCCGTGTACCTGTGTAGACGGTCTTCTACACCTTTCATCTTGAACGTTTACGATTGTTAGTTTGACAGGAGCAAATTTTGCTTGCTGTATAATATTATCTGCTAGATCAGGATTGTTGGATGTTACTCAACTCGCCTATCGTATGGGATGTATCGTTTTATAGAGTGCCCATCGACGTATGGTCATAACAAGAAACTTTCCGTCATGTCAGGTCAGTAAGAGATTATCCTAACAATATGAGTTTTAATCTTTGATGCCTAGGCATCTTTCTTCTCTACCTTCATAAGGATCGTGGAGTCGTATAGACATCACAGATTTTAACCCTGTCTGGACAGGTTTAACGTTCTTTAAATTACGAGCTACAATATCCATCAATCTCTCTTTGCATTTGCCAGCAATGAGGTGGTTGATGGAATGTGTATTTCGCGGTTTTCTTTAGGGTGTCTTTGACCATTTGGGTGGTTGTCCCAGTTGGTCGTTGACATTTCAAGGAATGTTTGGAGGTTTGTGCCTTACCCTCCATGGCTTTTATTTTGTCACCTTGCTTCTTGATCTTGTCAGTCAATGCTTGTATGATTTCTTGTTGTTTTGAATCCAGTTCTGAATAGATTTCGGCTTCTGTTGTCGCCGTTATTCTTATTCGTTTGACCTGGTCTTCAAAAGAATCATACACCCACTGACCCGCTTGAGGCCAGATAAGATTACTTAGGATCTCTCTCCCATTTCGTTTTGTTGTGAAATGAAGATCCGCTTTTGGATTGATGTATTGCCAGACTGCGTTCCAGGCAACATACATTTCGCTATGTGATGGAGGAAGATTCGAGCTTAACCACTCGTATTCTTCTGGTAAGGGATGTTTCTGTATTGCATACTGCAAGTAGAAACGTTGTAAATCCCTTGATTTAACTCCACTCATAACGGCAAGGAATATAAAGTTCAAACTGAACCTTATCTTCTCATCCATTATGGTTTCTCTTATCCGGTAATATGGCCAATCCCTAAGTTCTGGGTTGTCCATTTTCTCAAGATTTGCGATCTTGAAGAATTTTCCAAGGATGTTACGGTGGATTCCATCCTCAACCCTTTGTGGTAATGTTTCCTCTTCGGCAAACAGATTTCCACTGGGATATTGAATAGGGGACTCGCCTGTCCCTGCTTTGGGATGAGCAATTACAATTCCATTGTTTGACGATGAATTGCGACCGACTCGACCCCAACGTTGTTCCCTCAGGTAATCGGGAGTAGCCTGTTGTCCATGGTATACTCCTTCGTGTATCTTGATATATCGACCTGAGTCAATCAACATATCTGCAGCTGGTTTAAAGTCATAACCAGCATCGATAACGGTTGAACATACGGCGATGCAGCCGCCGGAAATCCTATGATTGTCTGCCCATGCGCTTGCGAATGTTGTTCGGGTTCGTGCGCTGGCTTCAATTACAGGAACACCTGGGTGTAGGTTATTCAAACCTTGAATGACCTCTTCAATTTCCCGATATGAAGGGACGACAACCAATGCGTTTTTGGCTTTTTCGCTATCTAGTTGATGTCCATAACTCCATAGTTGAGCAACTGAACCCTGCGTAGTGTAGGCGGTTGTCTCATTATGTCTTCTATGTTGTGCAACATGAAGATAACCGTTGTCCAATCCTTGAACATGGCGAGGGGTGGCACTTAAGAATACAATTGGTGCACCTTTGTTCCTGATATGCCCTTGAGCTAAAATCATTTCTCCTGATAGCTCATGGAATTCGTCAAAACAATAAAGGTCATGTTTCTTTGTGTCACCAGACCTGATCCTTTGTAATAGATGTCCATATGTACATATGAACATCCAGTTATTCTTGCGATCAGGTTTTTCCCCACGTTTTAAAACTTGGACCTTGCCCTCTAGTCGAGGGTCCCCGGGTGAATAGTCGTCCCTTAATACCCGTCGGGGTACGACTAACCAAGTTACCGGTGCTTTATGAATGTTCATCTCGGGCACAGATGAACGGTGGATGCTTGCCAAGGCAGGAACCATCATTGCAGTTTTTCCTGTACCTGTGGCAGCAGAAACGAAAGCATATTTTTGGTGAGGATTAATTACTTCACTTAATTTATCTGTCACCTGTGTAGCATCCATAATCCATGGGTTTATTCGATCCCCATGTGGTATGGCTTTAATCTCTTGACCCCAATTGAACACTTGAGCGATTATCTCTGGAATTCGGGAAATTTCTCGAAGTATTAAGTCCAGTCTGACTGTGTCGGCAACCCAGTCTGGGACAAATTCTTCGGTCCAGATACAGAATCGTTTAATGTGTACGTATGGGTCTCGAGGTACCATACTACTAATTATTTCGCTACTCCGACCTGTCCCATGGAAGTATATGTTGTTGGCAAGTCCATATAGCTTGCTCATGTCGACTAACATAAACATAATGAACCAATATATAGTTCCAAAGAATAAGACACCAAGCATCTTAGACTCTAGGTACCAGCTGAGATAGTATAAGATTGTTTGGAAGAATACATGATTTTGTAAAATATGTGGTTTCTCCTCATAGGCATCAATCTCATTTCTAAACTCAGAATTGTTATGGTATTTAGCATAGAATGCTTGGGGGTCGGAACAACTTCCGTAGGGCCCTTTGGCGAGTGCGGCCTCTAACTCGGAAATTTGGGTGGCGCCCATGTGCCACATCCAAGCTTCGTTACGCATTTTACGGGTAACAAAAAGCTCATCAGGCATAATGGCAGCTGGGGCTGTTTGCATTTTCCATAGTTTTCTTGGTAAACTTTGACAAAAGTGCCTTAACCCTCCTACTGCCATCCGCAAACCCTCATCAGGGCGTCTTGCGGCCTTGGCCAATTTTGCCTTTAACTTATCATAGTAGTCTAAAGGTTTGCGAGGCTCATTGCAATGTATTTCCAATACTCTGGAGTAAGATGGGAAATTCATCTTCTTGAGTTCTAGCAAGCGTTGGAGTTGAGTGCTTGTTAAGGCCCTCCATTGGCCTCGGGTATACAACCGACCGAATTCCCCCTTTGGAATGTGAATAATTTTAATATTCTCATCAAATAAAGTATCTCCTTTTGTTACCGAGATGAGATAATCTAATTTTTCCAAAGTGCGGGGTTCTGTGGCTATCTTGTAATATCCCTCATTGGTGTCCTCTAAAATGTACCGTTGGGCATCGATTATGAAGTTGTCTCGTAATCGTCTGTACATTTGAGGTAGGAATGCGGTGATATAAACTTGACCACAGGTCTGCTGTAATCGACATTTCAAGTAATCGCTCCCACGGGTTCCCTGTGATGACGGGCCAGGGGCTCTGGTTTGATAATAACGATTGCCTGAACGTCGAAGTAATAAACCAGAAACATTTTGCTTTACAATGAATTCTGGTTTTGGATGCGTCCAGCCTTTTCTTTTCCAAAGGCGGTCGACATCAATTTGTTCTTCCGGTGTTGGTCTTTCGACATACTTCCCGAGGTATTGAATATCTTCAATTCGCTCGGATCGTTCTGATGTCAGATAAAGGCCAACTTCTTGTGCACACCGGTCGAAGATTTGCCAATCTATTGGCACGTTGACTCCCCAGATATTATCGTCACTTGTATTGGCAAAGTAACTATATTTGGGGTCAAAGAAGGTAGTTGGACTGGCTAACATGCTATCTCCTTTGATTCGCCAATACCTAGTCCAGGCTGAAGCCATCAGCCCTTTCATTAACCAGGTATTGTCTCCGGACGTATTATTTTGTCCGGTTCCACCGCCACGTATTTTTCGAACCACGTTAGCGTATGGTTTTGATGGGTCCATCTTTTCGGTTATCGCAAAGATGTATGCGTTTTGGATTGCTTGCCCTTTAGCTGCGGCAATTGAAGTCAATTTATCACCGATTGGATGATCTTTGAACCCATAATATGCCATCCTTTTATGAATCTGGAAGGCATAATTAGAGAAGTGGGAATCGAGTTTTGTTGCATCTGCTTCAACCTTATATGTATAGTCATTTACTTGTTTAAAGATGGCTTCCATATTTTGGTTCAGCGGCATGCCTGACCCGATTCCTGTTTCTCTCCAGACATCACGTTTCATCATGTCAAAATCAAATACATTGCTATGATGTTTTGACAGAATAGATTCAGCGATGACTGTTCGTGGGTCTTTTCCTTCTCCTAAAGCTTTTGCGGAAATCACTTGACTTTTTCCGAAAGCATGATAGAATTGATCAAGGTAACGGCCCGAGGCGATACGGTCTTTGATGGTCTGGATAGCCGCCTTTGTCCATCCAGCCATTGCCATTTCCTCGCGGTTTTTGTATGTTCCAATAAATGGTACACCTGGTGAGTATTTCTTAACTTCATAGGCTAGGCAAGCTTCCAAGGAAGTCCAGTCTCGGTTAAGGCATGCTTTTGGTGCAGATTGGCATACAGCATATGCCGCGGCATCGGCATCATACAATTCTTGACTAGTCAATGCTCTCTTGTCACCGTTGGGTAGAGCCTCGACCGGATCAAGTTGACGGTATCGATCAAGTGAACGGGTTATCATGTCTTCTTTCGCTTGTGTTAGATAGACCTGGTCAAACCCGAGTTCTCCACCAGCTTCTAAATCACTCTCGATACGGTCCGTTAGAACTGGATCGATTATGAGTTTCCGCCAAGGTGGTGTGTCAACTTGCTTGAGAATTGCATCAGCGACTTGTTTAGGGTGCACTTGAGTCGCTGGGAAGACTACTTTCCGGTATTGTGGTCCTCCTAATTTGTCCATTTCGGCTGGCTTTACCAAGCCGTCGGCACCTTTCCTGAAATCATGAAGCATGGCTTCATAATCTTCTCCGAAGTTATTCTCAGTTACATATTGTGCATATGCTATCTGAGCTTGGAACCTTGCGCGAGAAGTGATTTCAGGGTTTTTAAAAATCCCCCCAATGGCCCAAACCGCTTTCAATCTTTTATTGACAGAATGAGGGCGGATGAGATAATCTATGAGCCATTGTCCGAGATCTATGAATGCTCTCAATGCCTCGCCTGCAACTTTGGCACCTTTGTGTGCGAGTTCGGCAAGGTATTGGCCTATTTCAAAGAGAAGGTTGATAACAGGACGACATTTGTCAATCAATTGGTCTATGACTGACAATAGCCATTTTGTTACTTCTCTGACAAATTCAAGTTCTTCAAATTGGCCGAGCCATGCCAATATTTGTTCTTGAATTACAACCCTGGGTGGAGTGGGTCGTACCAGCATTGTAAGATCCGTTGCGTGGATTTTTCGTTCCCCTTCCTTTCGGATTAGATCCAATGACATGCCGTCTGCAATTACTGGATCCAGTCCTAGTTCCTCGAGAGCCATTGTAACAGTAAACGACTGTATGGCAATGGAATCAAGGTCCATGGTTTCAAGGGGGATTGCCTCTGTATAAAAGGCTCGTCTTAGGTATGGTTGACCAGATACTCTAAAACACTTAATGATGTCATCATAGTTGTCTGAATTATCAGGGATGGTGGTCCATTTTGTTAGACTCATATCTCTTCCTTGTGGTCTATAGGAATGAGAATGTCTATGGTTACCTTCCAAAATTTTCCAGTCATCAATGATGGCTTCATTTGGGCTCAACAGTTGGCCATGACCGATTGGTAATTCCAAATGTACATGGAAATGGTCTGGCCAATGAAGTTGGGCGGGGAGGCCGAGTGTAGTTGGGATCGATATACCACCTGGTTGTTTAAAACAATGTTGGGGGCTAATCAAACCTAATCCTAACACCCAGCCGGTTTTCCACGCGGCTATTAAATAGCTCCGGTGGTGGCCGACTATCAAAGTGTCTACTCCATCTTCACAACAAGATGTATCCATTACCAACCAGCTTGAGGGTTGATAATAGAATGAGCCGTCAAATTGATGTCCTTGTATGAGTTCCAAAACTTTGGGAATTTCATACGCATCGGTGAGCCTCTTGATGCGGCTCGGATCACCGGATAGTGGTCGAATAGAGTGTGCCTTTGGCCCTTCTTTCTGTGCACAATCTGTTAAATCAAGATCTTCCTCATCCGGTAAGGGAGGAAGGAGTTGATCACCATCAAGTTCAGCGAAGACTAATCCTAAGTCTTCGTATATGGTGGTGGCAGATTTGATTCTACTGTATAGTTCCGCAGTAAGTAGAGCTTTGCAGGTTAAGACCAAAGTGTATAGTGCGACCATACTATACAGGCAGCCAGTTTGGAGAATAGCAGGAGATATGACAGTAATGCAATTGTGCGACCATCCATAACCTTGAACTTCTGCCTTTTCTACGGCTTGGCGTAAGCCGGCGAATGAAAGTGGTGCTGGGATCACAACAGCATCCTTTTCCAAAACCCATGATCCGTGTTGCTTTGCTTGAATCGAAAATGGTTTGTTCAACCAATTGGGCCCAGTTTCTAAGGCTCGTCCTTCATAACGAGTCCCAAATGAATCTACGGCGGCCCAATGGCCGAACGGGAAAGGGAGTGTCGTATTCCTACCCACTCTAGGGACATATATTAATTTACCGCCTTTGGCGACTAGTAAAGAAATTTCGGACCACAGCCGGTCACCTGCTAAGCACGAAATGCTAAGCAGGAGGCCAGTGATTCCTCGTGTCCATAGATAAAACACGGGTGATAGCCACATCAGCCGTGCGCCCCATTCAAGAACTATTTTTCCGTCCAAATTGAAGTTTGCGAGGAAAAATTCTACAGTCTTGGGATAACTGAGAATAAAAGCAACAGGAAGAAGCCAGTTGTTGCCAATCAACGAACAGGCTACTAGAATCCGGATTAGCCAGCCTCCTATAGTTGCCCAGTTAAATGTATTGACTATGTGCCAAAATGTCAAATACCATTTAAGATGGGCAGGAAGGTCGAGATCGAATTTGGTGTTGAGAAGAGCCATTAATGGCACCCATCCAGGGTTTTGATAATCTGATGGAGTGGGTAGCGTGTGAAAGTCCCTATCTAAAATTCGACGGTGAGGTTCTGGTTTGGCTCCACATGAGATGGCGGTTTGCATTGTTCCTGCACCTCCCATGTTGTGAATGACCTCATATTCTCTGAAGGCTGACTCATGATCAGGATTTGTAATCCGGGGGTAGTTCATCCGGATATGTTCAGGAATGTTTTCATCCATCCCTGAGCCAGCAACCCACCCGGCTGGCTTGCGGGTCTTCATCGGTTCGGACTTGAACAATTCTGTAATGCCATTACTTGAACGTGGTACATTGCATCCTTTCAGAATTCCGACCCGAAGGTCAGGCTTGTTAGCCTTGGCAAGGAGTTGGTATGCCCAGACAGCTAAAAAATCTAGCATATTATCTCCTTTCTCTACCCATGTTGGTCGGACCCATTCCGGTCCTGACCCTAACTCGATGTTCCAGTTATTAGCCCCGTGTACATACGGTGCTATAGTTTGACGGAATCCTTGTCGAGTAAAGGCGTTGGTTTCGACCCAACTATAGGCATCTTTTCGAAGCCGTCCTGCTTCTATTTCGGCAAGGTCATGAGCGTTCATCAGTCTGACATCATAAAGATGGACTGGAATGTTCATTGAAGAAATGACCTTTGCGATGTATTGTAGAGGGACATGATCTCCTCTTGTACCATGCATCGCGATGCCGAGCATATGATCAAACCTTCCTTGTTTAGGGATCATATGGTTAGAAATAGGGACAGCTTTGCCAAGGCTGGCCTTACGACGCACCTCTTCATTAACAAGAGCTGCCAACGTATGCCATAATCCTGCGAGAAGGCCAAGCAGGCTTATGATTGTTCCAATCCTGACCGTGAAGAAATCCCAGACCGGTCCTGGATTGGGTTCAACTCCTTCGGAAGTGAGATCGCGGACCCACTCATCTTCCATACAAGGTGCATTCATTAGTTCTCGAACTAAATCATTATGTTTCTTGTATTCAGGAGTCCCGGGTACCGAAGCATGTTGCTTCTCTACTTCGGTAAATTGTTTTGAAACAACCCAGTTTATCATGGGGACGATATACTGAGTATATTGACGAGGGCAAGATAACAGAAAGTTGCCCATTTGACGTTTAGCCTTCTGGAATAATGTTGGCCCTTCATCCCGAAGATATTTGCCTCGAAGGTTCAACATCTTTTCGTCTGTGTCAAAACAAGTGGTCTTCTCCTTATGATGCCGACGGATGGGAGAACTATCACGGTGTATCGGCGGTGGTCGTTGGGGCAATTTTGCCTTGTTTATTTCCGACCAGTGCTTAGTTTTAATTTCATAGTGCGTGATATCTGGCATGTTGTAATCAACATTACTAAGCCACCTGTCGATATCACCATGAGATCGCTGCATTCCTTTTGCCCAATCAGTTTTCTGATGTGGGAAAAGTCCTTGCCAGAACACAGCGAAGCCACGGGGCGAAAGCCGGAACCCACCATATCGTTTCTGTCCATTCCATAATGGTTTGGAAGCAATGATTAGGTGAGTATTCCTGGTTTCAAGCCATCCACCATTGGCGGGAGGATCTGAACATCCTGCTTGCCCTTTGATGAAACCATGGCCTTTATGTCGGTCCCACAGCCAATTTCCTTCCTTGTCCTTCCAGACAAGATGTTCCCATAGGGAACTTGGGATTTTGGCAATCCGACATCTATTGACATACCATTTTGTATCAACCTCATCTGAACAAGCCTTGTTCGCTCGGCCAGGAAGTTCAATTGAGGCTAATAAAGGGATATTGGTATGGGCATATTTATTACATCCCAGTTCAACTTGCCATTGTTGACGATAAAACCACCGCCTCAAAACACTAGAGCGAGTGGCTTTAATTGGGATGGTTCCAAACTCAACTTCCTTCATGGCATTGTCGAGTGCAGACCTGGTCTCTGCTAACTCGCAATCCTTGATGGCACATGAAGGATGCTGTTCTGTTCCAGTTTTTGTCGTGAAACCGATTTCGTGATTAAAACTCTTGATAGCAGACTCGGCTATGAAGAGTCGACTATCGATCTCAATGCAACTTGAATGGGGGTCTGGAGTCCCATCTTCATCTTTGAACCCCTGTTGGTGATTAAAAGATCTGATGCCGTCCGCTAAGACTTGGTTTCCCTTTGCTGCAAGTTTAACTGCAGTCCAAAGAGTTTTATGATCGGATCTTTCACCACACCAAATTGAGCCAACTTGAATACTTCCCTCACCCTTATTGACAAGGTTGGGGTCATATCGCTCAGGTCTGCTCCTTGTAGGTTCAGTGATGGATCTAGAATGAGTTGGCCGTTCTAGATCTACATCTCCAAATGTTGGATGAATTGATTTACGCAAGTCCGAAATGACTGTGCGCTGTTGACGGATAATTCTATCTTGTCTAGTTATTCGCCCTTTCAGGTCATCCAGTTCTTTACACGAAATGGAGATGGTTGTTGAGCCCACCGATCTCAATAGATTTAATGGACTGTCTTCTACATAGACCCGAAGGTCAAGTAGGGCTTCGTGTTCAGGTGCAGAGAACACGTGTAAATTCTCTCCTGTTGGTTCATAATCCCACCCAGTTCTGACGATGTACGCGTCATATTCTAGGATGGACCACAAGAGAGGGTGAGCACCTAAGGCTGTTGCAAAAGCCAGATGAAGGTTCAACGGGAACATTCTTAAATAACAGTACCCGTTATCATACATCTGGTGGTCATCAGGGATATCAAGATCACCTTCAGCCTTTTTGTTCTCCAATCGTTTAAAGAGAAGGTCGAACTGTTCTCTCTTTCTGATGAAGTGCTCTTCTTCATCAGAGCTTTTGATAAATGATTTAGTGACACTATCACTTGTGTCAGGTTTTAATGACTTGCCCTTGTCATTTAAGGGTGATCTTATATCACCATTTCCTCCAACTCGAAGTTGCCAGAAATTACCAGGACCGTCCCATGCATTCACTAATTGAGATAGTGTGTATCCAAGATCAGGATCAACATGAAGGGTCTGGGTAATTGGTTTTGGCGTGAATTTGCCTTTAAAGATGACCTCCTGATCTTCACACAGATCAAAAATGGTCGGCCATCTACCATAACGAAGGCAACGGTCTAAACGCCGTTCTGGAGGGAAGAGTTCGAGATAACAATACCCTTCCCATGTAACTCCTAGGATCCAGTCGTGTTGGACATGACCGCATGGGAGCACTTCTTTCGGAATTTCAATAGAGCCTTCCGCGGTAGGTCCTTCTATTGTTTGAATTTTCTGTGGCGACTCACCCTCCAAAGGTAAAGACGCCTTTCTTTTTCCTTTCCTGTCAGGCCCAGGATTTAATTCAATGTCTGCCTGAATTGCACTGCGTGCCAGCTTGAAGGAATACGCAGGGGGCAACGATGTGACGGGGATTCCGTCGGAAATGCGAGACTGGCGCCACTGTTCTTTGCGCCAAAGGATCCATTCACAGGATCTGTCCTTTTTGATCTTAGGCAACTCTTCGATCAAACGGTCATACGCCTGTTTTGGGGTGGTCTCTGCAGCCATTCGTCCATACCAACGAAAGGCTGCCTTTCCAACGATTGAACCGTCGTGCATGCACCTCCGAAGGGAGGTGGCAAGATCACCAGCAACTCGTCCAAGTGCGGTAAACTGGGGAGGTTGCTCAGTCTTGACCTGAGCCTGTTTTTCTGTGGCTATTAAAGCCAACTTGAAACCAGATGGTTTCTCGTTTTCTTTATCGGCCATTTTAAATTGTTTACTTAATCCAACGTCAACCGGTTGGCGCGGTAAGAAACAAGAAGAAGAGTCATTCTTCCCAAAAGTAAATCGCTTCACCCTTTGTTGCTTGTAAACAAAAGGTGTTTTCTTCGCTGACTTGCGAAGAGCAAGACGCTCGGCAGCCAACCGAGGGTCATGGGTAAGATTGAGGTCTCCCTCACGTTGTTTCCGGGACAATTGGGTCCCTAAAGGAATGGATGGGGTGATAACACCCCCAAAGAAACCGATCTCTTCAAGATCTGGTCTAGGCAGGGCAATCTGCCAGGCTTCTACAGGTCTCTTGATGACCTGATTCTTCATACTGGTCCAACGCCAGATGAAGTGAATCCTGGAGAACCCATCCTTGTAGATGGCCGAAGCCACCCGCCAATAACGACGGCCTCCAATGAAGGAAGCCACCCGGGCAATTATTCGCCGCGGGGCCTTTGCCTTTGAGGTTTTTACCTCAGACCGAACTGGATTTGACCCAGTATAAACAGATGCCCAAAAGGCATCATCATAGATGGGCTTCTCTTCGACAGCCCGGACCGTAAGACGGGACGAAAAATCGTCCGGAATGATATCCTCCTCAGTAGCCTCTGGGAGGGCCAAGTCGGTCATGGCTCGGAGGCCATGGAGTCCATTTTCAAAACCAGCGCGGCGAGCCGCTCTGGCTTGAGCACCCTTGGCTCGCATTTCTGCCAACCAAGTTTTTTGGTCAGCTCTCCGTTGCTTGAAGAGCTCCTTTTGGGCCTCTTCTTGTTCAGAGACCGCTTCTTCCCAGCGCTTGCGTGCCGGAAGTAACCAAACCCAAGACCACTCTTGAGCGAGTGGCTTGTTAGTGATGCCGGCGTCCCGGCGATGCATATCCTCAGTGAATGACGTCCACTCACCGAGTTCTTTTGCCTGTTGACTAGGGTGGTAAACCCCAGCCAGACCATTCATGTATAAGTTTTTAAAAATATCCATAAATTGTAAAAGTGGGTTTAGCTATCGTGCTCACTTCATTCAAAATCATACTTGTGCCCATCGCTAAGTTTAAAAAGCCCTACCCTGAGGTTTCGGCTCACAAGCATGTCTTATACAAAGACAAAATTTCAGATTTTCTGTTGATTTTAAAATTCATGAGTAGAGTAAAGCAATTGTTGGAGGTCCCCATGACCTTTTCCGGATCCGCTATTTGCTTGAACCTGAGGTGACCTTTTCCTTAACATGCTTCCGTTGAAGCTATCGCTGGAAGGTAAGTACTGGGTGCTCAGGTGAAGTAAGCCTAAGTAGGTTATAGACCACGACAATTTTGGTGTTGCCACACATTTGTGCTGCATCATCAGCTAATCAAAGCCTACCGATTTCCAAAGCGCCAATGGCCTCCCCCGACCTGTCTCTCCGGTTCTACCGTATGGACAGAAGTAGTTTAGCACAACCTTCACCGGCCAACAATTAGACTCTGCGGGATTGTATGATATCATGTGCCCTCACACATGTCTCCAAGGACTTCTCTCTGGTCACCTGTTGGTTCTCACCAGAGAGTCAGTTTAAAACCTCCATCTCAGGAGTGCCATATCCTGGAAATTTAAGATGAATCATCTAGCCCTCTTTCCAATAGGGTTTTCATCAACTAAGGCGCCAGAGCCTTCGATACTGTCTTTAAGATGATGAAGTCGTCACACGACGACACAGTGGTCTAACCACATCATGCCCTAACATAATTTGTACTTGATTCCTCGATTAAACCAACTTGTCACTTTTGGCTTGTGACAACCTACTTTGCCTTCAGGACAGTGGTCTAACCACATCATCCAGGAGGTTTCCCTCACCGTCGTCAACCCTTTGTGAAGGGGCCGAAAACGGGTCCGATAATTCGTGAGTGTCAGTTAAAACTACTGAAGTATTATTACTTCGGTCTAATTATTTCCTATTGGATGACGCCAAATTACGGAAAAACCAGCCATTATTCTAAAGAAACCCCCTTTAGAAGCGCGGTTGTCCTATTCCTAAATCATGCCTAAGACGAATCACAGCCACCTTGCAACTTCAACCCTTAGGTTGGTTATACAGAGGTAGTTGCTTAGGCGCCGGTCATAAAACCTGAGGCCGTACCAACAGAACCCTGTTGCTGGTATTGGCAAAATGCTTTAAGGCTTAAGCATACCAGAATGCCGGAACCAGAATGGAGGGCGAAAACACCGGTCAAGGTGGATCTCCATTCTGTCTTGTTCAACAAGCCAGCAAGGAAATCCACCTTGACCAGTGGATTCGCCTTCCAACGAATAAATTAAAGAAGAGGATACAGAAGCAGAGTCACCAGAGACCTGGAGACAATGCCCCTGTATCCGAAGAAGTGGCTTTAGGTTGAAGCCTACCTAGGTGCATTACGGGCACCACCTATTTGCTGAGAGCAGATTGTTCGATCAAGAATGCCGCGACGCGGCCCCTATCCTCTCTTCCAATCGTGATTGATATCCGATGCCTGGATATTCACGCCCTTTCTTGACCGGGGCTCTCACAAGCCATCCTTTACTACAAAGGATGCCTCAACTAATCAACCCTTAATATTTCTTATGTCTACTCGCTCTATTGGAGCTAAAACGAGTTAGACTGGAACCACACAAATTCTCAGTGGGTTCCCGATCCTAGGATCGTCTGAGACAGATAAGAAAAACCTCGAATTGCCTTAATCAGGCACCTCTGCAATGCAGAGGAGGGGTGGGAAAGCCCCTTTGCTGAGAGCAGATTGTTCGATCAAGAATGCCGCGACGCGGCCCCTATCCTCTCTTCCAATCGTGATTGATATCCGAT